GTTCTTCATTAATCGTTACTGATACTCCTAACTCTAATAAGTAGGGTTTTGTTGCTTCGAGAATGTCTTCGGCTGATCTGAAGTAGTATTTGCCGAATGAATTAAATCTAGATTTTTTAGATTTAAACTTTGTCTGGATTGTTGCCAGTTTTTCATTTAAGGTCATAAGGTTTTATGGTTTTAGTTATACATATAATTACACGTTTTGTTACAAATTTACATCTATAACTTACAGATAGTCAAGCACTTGCGAGTGATCTACATTATCTATTAGTTTTTGTATTGCTTCCTTTTTTATTTCAGAAACACGCACGTGTGATGAGTTGCCTTTTAAGCCTATCATCTCCGCTATTAATTTAGCTTTCATTTTATCTGCGTTAATACCGTAGCTATATTTTAATACAGCATATTCTCTCGGATGTAAATATTTTTCCATTAAGCTTAGTATATAAGCACTTAATAATTCTTTATTGTAGTCTGTTTTGTCTTCGATAATATCAGCATAAGTTGTTTTAGCTGCATTACCATTGTTTGATTTAATTTCTTCATCAATGCTTGAAAATATACTATTAAAAAACATTTCAACCATTTTTTTGTTTTTACCATTGTCTTTACGTATTTCATTTAGCTTATGCTCTGGTATACGTATGTTGCCTCTGTTAATATCTATAGCACGTCTAATAGCTCCTTTAATTCGTTTTGAAAAGAAAGACTTTAATGTTTTTTCAATGTCTTCAGAATCAATTAATAAGTCCCAGTCAAGTTTATCTACAGCTTGCGTTAAGCCTAGACTACCTTCTTGTATTATATCATTAATACTCATAACACCTGAAGCTTGTTGTGATGTTGAAAACTTACGAGCTATGTTTTCTACAAGCGGTAAAAACTTTATTATAAGTTCATCGCGAGTGTAATAGTCATAAAACTTGTTTTCAGGCATTGAAGATTTTAAATCTTCTTTATATCTTATATAATTTTGTACGTTATATTTCTTCATAACTCTTTGTTTAGTAACTCTTTTTCTTGTTTAAGTTGGTTACCTATTGTTCTGTATATAGTTCTAGCTGAACAATTAAGCAAGCCAGCTATTCTTGCTATTGTAATTTTTTTACCTAAATCATTTATATCTAACATGCATTGATAAACGTCGTCTTCGTATATTTTTTTAGATCTACCTATAAGTTGACCTACAATACTCATTTTTTCTTGTGGTGTTAAACCTTTAAAATCTTTAAATATTATCTTACGTTTTTTATTAGCTGGTGGATCACCACCTTGCATTAAAACATCACCAATCATTTGTTCTAGTTTTTTATCGCTAATAAAAAATGTAACAAAACCATTTTCTTTATTAGCTATAAATCTAGCTACAGTAACAAAATCAGAATTTATTATATTATCTATGTTAAGATAGTATAATACAAGCATGTGCCATTTTAAAGATTTATATGTAGTAATTCTAGCTTTACTTCTAAACAAATGATAACACTCATGAGTACCATTTTCATAATACTTATAGTAGTTTGTTTCAACAGTAGGTTGATCATTTATGGGATCTCGCCTATAAATAATCTTTCTATCGTTTAACCATTTCATGTTTCTGTCTTGTGACATTAGCCTATTACTTATATATATTAAAGGGCTGTTGTCACAGTCCTTTTATTATTCTTATTTTTAGGTTTTCTAAATTGTTTTATTTTAGTTGCAATGCCAAAGGCATCTGTTTTAGTTAAATGTTTGTATATTTTATATCTACTCATTTATATAAATTTTTACGTTATTCCATTTACCGCCTTTTACCTCTTCATTAACAAGAAAATCAATGCGGTTTGTAAATCTTTTATTCATACGATCTTGTACTGTCCACATACCATCTAATGTACCAGTACCTTCAACGCAAACTTGTACGCCAAATGTATAACCTAGTTTTTCTAAATCACGCGATACAGCTATCCATCTATGTTTTTGAGGATTACTAGCATCGATAATAGAATTACTAGCTGTTATAAATGGTGTACTGTCTGTTTGTTCAGGTACAGCATGATATATAGTAGCAGTAACTAATATTGTTAATAACTTTATCATAATTCATCTAATAATTTCTGAAGTTTATCTAATTTATTTTTAATTATAGAAGCTTTTTCATACTCTTCTCGCTCTTCATATGATGACAATAGAGTCATAAGTCTAGCCATTTCAGCTAGTATTAATTCTTCTTGTGTTATTTGTCTTGCGTTACCCATATTGTCAGACATAACTTGTTGAAGATCAACATGAAACTGCTCATCATATTCTTTTTGTTTAGCAATTAATTTATCTGCAATTAAGTCTGCTAATTTATTTATTTCTTTATCTGTCATTATGCTTCAACTTTTTCAGGCCATTTATAACCTTGTTCAATAAGTTCATCTATAATTTCTTGCTCTTTATCTTCATATAAATGTTGATATGTAAACATAATAGCGTCTTCTACATAGTCAGCTTCTAGATCATCTACATATATAAGTTCGCAGTGATCAACCATAGCTTCTTGTAGTCTTTCAGATAGTTCACCATCGTAATAATGTACGTCTTCACCGACACATACGTTACTGCCATCGCCTGGCGTAGCAATCCATACTTCATAGCCATCAGCTGTTGATTCTGCGTATATAGAATAGTCTGGTGCTCTATTATAAGAGTCTGTTAGTTCAAAATCGTACTCATCTTGTAATATTTCAAGCATCCATATCTGATCAGGATCTTCTGGATAGTTGTATTTTTCTTTTAGTTTTTGTTCTATTAGTTCTTCTGTTAGTATTTTATTCATCTGTTTCTATTAATTTAGCAATATATTGCCATGTTAGTAATTCGTTTTCATTAGACCTCAAGCATAACTTTAATAAGTCAAGTGATATTCTACCATCTGTAGTACCACCTGCTTTAATATCTCTTTTATAAGTTTTATTTTCTAGCTTTAAAAAATGTATTTTAGCAAAAGCTTTATCACTAGCTCTTTGTTTTATTTCTTTATTCATAATCTTTTGATATTAAAATATTTTCACCGTATTTAAAATCCCAAGCTGATACTTTAATAAGTTCTATATCTGAAAATGTGTATAACGAGCTAATGTCACTAATTTTAAGATTAGAATAAAATGTTTCGTTACCAAGTGTTTCGATAATACTTGTAATACTACCTTCATACTCAGCCATATTTGATACTAAAGCTTCTTTAACTTCAGGCTTTAGTCTTTCGTAAAGTGTAAGTCGTCTTGTCATAATTTTATTTTATTATATTATCTATTAGTATTCGTATTTAATTTGTATAATCTCCGTTTTGCCACTCACCACATTCTTGACAAGCTGAGTCGCATATTACATATTGATGGTATACTAGTTCAGTACTACCACAGAATTTACATTTTTCCATTTTAATAAGGATTTTTAGGTACTTGTAAATCTTTTAGTTTATACTCGCCAGAGTCTATTTTAGCTCTAGTTTCTGCAGTATTTTCACCTAAAAACTGATTTCTGTATCTACTTGTTGTGCGAGAGTAGTCCCAATAGTAATCATCTAGTGTAACCTTACCGTTATTAGATATAAAAGCTATTACGCTATTATAACTTTGAAAATAAGTACCGTTAGAAGCATAGATAATAAACTGATTAGCCACTGGTCTTCCAGATCTTTCGCTTGTCATTTGTTTTACTTTTGCTGATGTTCTCATTTATATTTAATTTAAATTTAGTGGACGTGGCAGGAGTCGAACCTGCGTTACAACATACTCGTACGTTTTTCGATCGAGTTACAGTATCACACTCATACCTATGTTGTCTAACCATTTCACGCCCTTTTGTAACTAGTGAGGATTTGAACCTCATACCCGTCGGTAGTCTTAGTCTTTCTGAGGTTTTACCCGCCCTTACTAATTCCAGACCTAGTTTCCAGTAATTAGGGACCGCGTCAGCGGTCTCTTTACAGCATTCGCCCACCTAATTACTTATGCTAGCTATTCACTTATGTGTAATCATCGAGCCGAATCAAGTTCGCCTTTAATCATACCTAATTAAGCTACTCGTCTAGCTATTTACGCCGCCAAGCTCTGTGCACTGACGCACTTACTTCTTGGCTGACGATTTGTATTGTATTACCTGTTTTGTGCTCGATAATAGGTACATAACTGTACGTTTGAGTTGTTGAGCAACTAACACACGTCTTGTAGCCCATA